CTGCCTGTATGCAGGCATGAACTTTGCACCCTCTACTTCAAATGTGAAGTGGTCAGATAATTCGTATGAAATATGTGGAGGTGTTTGCAGTTGAAGATATACTTCATTTTTCTTTCGGATAATAACGTCACTCATCTATACCCCGCGAATATCTTAACCAATCAATTGCATTCTTAATTTGGAATGAACGATTGTTAATATTATTTAGAATCTGTTTTAAAGCATCCTCTAGTTTCTCATATAGGTCCAATGTTGCCTGTGCTCTGATTACATCAGGATCACCTTTAATGTAGATAGGTACTTCTGTTTTGATGATCTTTTCATCTGGTGCAGTTTCTTCTCTGCCCATATAAAAACTATACTTCTGTCTATACAGAGAGTTATAGTCGTATTCTTTTTCTTTGCGTAATAATTGTATTCTTAAATACTTGTCTAACCATTTAGCATGTAGGATTGGAATCTTTCTTGCTTCTTCAAACAAGTCATCATCCATGACACAATCTTTGTGCCACTCATCAATCAATTGTTGGTGCAAACTCATAAAGTCAAATCTTTGTCATTACTATTGGTAAGTTTAAAGTAGGTGTACTTAAATGTCACCTGTGCTTTCATGTACTGAATATCTGTTTGATCTGTACTAAACTCCAGTGAATTCAAACTTACAGGAAACGCATCATAAAAATGCAATTTAAATGCGGTGTTAAAATTGCTGTTTAGGATATGCAAATACAGATCAAGTTGATCAATAAATCTTTCATTTTGAAAGTCCTTATCTGTCATCTCTTTTACAAAATCACCCCACTGATCTGCTTTTTGTGGGTACGTAATGCCAACCATCCAATTATGAATTAAAGCATAGTTGGAACAGTCCTCATCAATCAAAAAAGTAAGTTGAAGTTCTTGATAGTTGAGTTTGTCACCACCTAGTTGAAAATCATTATATGGAGTTGCTGCCACAGGACCATTCATATTAATTCCAGGTACATTAACATTGGTACATTGAAACCCAATGCTCTTAAATCCTGGAATGTCTAATCTAAAACCTGCTGGTGATAGAAAGTTTTCGTTGCAGAGTGTCATGTGTAGAGTCCTTCACACTCTTATTTATAGGCATAAAAAAAGGACCCCGAAGGGTCCTTGGAATATGATGTGAGCAAGAGATCACATGAGGTTTGCAACAGAAACTCTTCTGTAGTATGCGTTGGTGCCGAGGTTGCCAGCAGCAAGAGGATTGCTGTCTGCAAGTGCAGCTTCGCCTTTTGCGAATGGGTTGAGGACCATGCCATAACGGGTCTTGAACCCGATACGTGGCTGGAAGTCATCCTGACCGACGCTACGTACCATCTGCAGAGGTACATATGGGCAGTAGAACAGACCTGCATCATAAGGGGAAGAACCCTTATAACCGATGACGTAGTACTGGTTACCCGACTGACCCGAACCTGGAACGCCACCACGGGTGATGGTTGCATAAGGATCGATGTAGACGCGATAGCGACCGTTCAGAACACCAGCGAAGGTGTTACCAGTTTCGTCAACTGCGAGGCGGTTGTTGCCTTCCAGAGCAGGAGCATAATCGAGTACGCCTGCCATTGCCAGTGCCGAAGCAACGTCAGCAGAGCACATGATCATGTTGCCCTTTCCTCTACGAGTTTCGCGTGCGATTGCGTTCGCATCACGCTCGATTTGGAACAGAAGACCCTTGAACTTCTCAACGCTCCAGCGACCGTTGGAGTCAACGTCGAGGTCGAAAGTACCAGCAGTTGCAGTGTCATGCTGAGCGCCTGACTTAGCGGACTTGTAGATGGTACGAACAACTTCGCGGTTGATTTCAGCGAGGATCTCAGAGGACAGAATGTTTGCCAGCTCCGACTCAGCATCAAGACCGTGGATAGCACGCAGGTCTTGTGCAAGTTCGATGCTGTAATCTGCCTTCAGAGCACGTGACTTAGCGGTAACAGCAATCTTTTCGATGCTGAAACCCATCTGACGGAAGTCAGGTGCAGAACCGTCGCTGTCCAGACCTTCCGAAACTTCGGTGCCCATAGGACCAGGAGCATCATAGACGCCCTGACCGCCACCAGCATCGTTAAGAACTGCAGGGTTGTCACCATTCAGAGCAGGACCAGCACCTGAAACGTCGTTAGCACCACCAACACCTGACTGGTTAGGATTGACTTCGTTGAAGAAGGTCTCAGCATTGGTGGTTGCAGGACCGTCGTAACGAGCACGCATTGCGAAGATCAGTCCAGTAGGACCGCTCATTGGTTGAACGCCAGCGAGGTCATATGCGACCAGGTTTGGCATTGCACGTCTGATCAGGGAGATCAGAACGGGGTCGAAACCAGCAACAGGACCAGCAGCAGTTGCATCAGAACTGAAACCAGCGTTGCCAGCACCAGCGCCAGCGCCAGCGACAGCATTATTTGAACCAGTGCTCATCGTTGGAATTGCTTCAGACAGAATCTGACGCTCTTCACGAATTACACGCTCTTGGTTTTCAAGCAGGATGGAAGTGACAGCTCTCTTGTAGTTATCTTCAATTCTTGGAAGATCACCGTGCTCAAGAACAGGTGCCCACTTCTCCTGGAGTTGTTGGGACATGCCTAACATTTGTTTTTCTCCTAGTAAGTAAGTAGTGGTTTAATAATTATTTCCCGTAGCGGGAGATTGCGTTTACATACGCAGCCATTGGTCCCTCTACAGGGGATGCAACTTCTCCAGTTGCAATGTCTTCCTTCAGTTCAACTTTTGCCTTAGGGAAATAAGATTCCTTGATGGTTTCCAGTTTGGACTTAAAGGACTCCTCGGACTCAAATTCAACACCTTCTGCGAGTGAAGAGAACTTCTCTGCTTGGGTGTCAGCGAGACCCTTGGACACTTCGGTTACGATTGACTCTTTAACAAAAGTGTTAATCTTACCGTTGAGTGACATGTTTGTTTCAATTTGCTCATTGAGCTTTGCTTCCATCTCATCAAGTTTGTCTGTCATCTCTTGCATAACATCATATTTTTCTTCAGGGAGTTGTACATAATTTTCTTCAAAAAGATTCTTCATGCCGTCCATGAAGGACTGCATCATCTCAAGTTTAATGCCGTTGTGGAGTTCGATTTCATTCTCTTTCTTCCACTCTTCGGCAACATAGGTGAGGAACTTGTCCATCTTCTCAGCAAGTTCCGACTTAACGGTTTCGACTTGCTCAGTAAGACGTGCCTCGTAGGACTCTTCAATCTTCTTGGTTTCTTCAGCGAGTTTTGACTTAACTGCTGCCTCAAAGATTGTCTTGGTTTTTTCTTTGAATTCTTCGGAGAGTTCTTCGCCAGTCAGAAGTGCCTTAACATCTTCTTCTACACTGAACTCTTCTTCTGTAACTTCGGTAGTTTCTGCAACTACTTCTTCGGTGGACTCTTCTTCTTCCTTCAGTTTGCCAGGAGCAGCATCGCCAGGTTTTGCATTCTTGGTAACTTTACCATCGCTAACCTTTGATGTACCCTTGTTGGCAATCTTGGATGAATCGTTGTCTTGCTTATAGTTTTGGTTTGTAGGACCGCCGAGGTTGTCCTTTGCGGTATCTTGAGGAGCGGGAATAGTTGCAGCAACCATTGGGTCTGCCCCTTTGGCACCATCAGTTGGCGCTTTTTCCTCAAGAGTTTCTTCTACGAAGGTTTCAAATTTTTGGTCAACTGATGCTGACATGTGCTATTCTCCTTAATATAATCTGTTAGATTCTATGTTTTATTTATAAATTATAATCCCTTTAAGAACTGTTCAAACGCGGAAACTTTGCGCTCTTGAAGATTGTGCCAAGTTGCAGCGTCTAATCCTTTCTTAATTGAACTAATATGACGTTCTGTAAGAATGCCATTGTTCCATACCCATTCCTTTCCTTCCATAATACCTTCAACAAAAGCATCAGGAGCAGAAGGGTCTGCTACAATATCAGCAGCAGTGGCGAGCATGAAGTCATCACGGACATAGTTAACTCCGCTTTTTTCTTGAAGTGAACCAACGCCTCTAGAAGAAACGCCGAGTTTTACTCCTTCATCAATTAAATTCTTAGCAATTTTCCCCATAGGGGTGTCAAGAATTTTTGCTCTACCAATAAAATTAGATCCTTCTCTTTGAAGAGATACAATTTTATGAGATACACGGTCAAGATTTACAGTAGGACCCTCGGGGTGACCAAGTTCTCCTAATGCACGATCCTTAGAAATGTATGACTCAGAATATCTTTGAACTTCTTTTTCAAGAACGTTCATTGGATATACTCTGCCATTTCTATTTTTAATATCAGATTGGAGGAAAATACCTTCGATGAAATGATTCTTTTTAGAACCATTTTCTTCAACGAGAAATTCTACACTCTCAATCTGTTCCGTGATCAGTTTCATCTTCTGTTTCTTCGGGTTCGTTTTCTAAATGGTTGAACATATTCGCACCTACCTTTTCTTTTTCAAGAGTAAGAATCTGTGCTGCTTTGTTCATAATCATATCTTTCACTGCATCAGAAGCATCAGCAAGTTGATCCTTCATAATCATGTCAACAATTTTAGTGGGTTCCATAATTAACCTCGATACTATTTAGTGTTTGAATTTCCTGACGTTTTAGGTGCAGGTGGATTCTTCAAATTATCTAAATTGACTTTTTGAGTTTCCATGTCAAGTTCAGCAGATTGCTTATCTTGAGCAACCTGGTCAAGAGGGTCAATTACTTGTCCCGCCTCGATCTCATTATTTATCTGTTGTTTCATCTCCTCAATTTCACTCTCAGTGAAGTGAAGTAGTTGACGCATGACATACTCTTGAGAGAAGTACTTGCCAACATAAAGATCTAGTTTATCAAGAACATCCATTTTGCTTTGCAGCAGTTCAAGATTTGCCATTTCAGCAAATTGATTATCATAAAGATAATCATACTGAATGTGCTCTTTCATTTCTTCCCAATCTTCAGGTGCAATAACACCTTTCAGAATGAGTTGAGTTTTGAGAAGATCGTGGAGAAGATCAGAGAACTTCTTACGGAGACGACCTACAAACTTTGTAAATTTAATTTCGTCTCTGTTGATCTCTTCAGATTTACCCAGATCAAATGACTTGTCACTTTCCAATCTAGAAGGCGGAACGTTGAGTGCCTTATAGAGTTGAGTTTGGAAATACTTAATATCAGTCAGTTCACCGAGGTTTTGTCCACCAGGAAGTGTGGTAATTTCTGTACCACGACCACCTTCACGACGAGGCAACCAGAAGTCCTCAAGCATACTCATATGCTTTTTGTCATCACGAATCTCACCAGTATTGGAATCATATACCATCTTATTTCTATAACGTGACATTACATCACGCAGGTATTGTTCCGCTTTAATTTTAGGAAGATTGCCAACGTCAATATAAAAAATACGACGCTCTGGTGCTCTTGACAATCGGTAGATAACAATGCTATCTTCAAGCATTCTCAATTGATTGAGATACTTGATTGCTTTGTGAAGATAACTCAGGGTCATGTTCCTACCCTGGTCTACAATACCTGATGGAACATAAGTGATTGCATCTTTAGCAATCTTAATGCCTTGATTGGTATTGTTTACACCCTTTGCATTATAAACAAAAAATTCTGTGACTTTACCGTAATCGTATTTGTTAAATTGATCTGCGTCTACTGCAGGTTTTTCTACAAGACGAACTTTTTTAATTTTTAATGGATCAATATAACGGAGTTCCAGCAGACCCTTTGATGGATCTTCTAAATCAATAACTTTATGATAGAATATTCTGCCATCGACGTACCAACGTCTAAAAATCTGATGTGCAGATTTATCAAAATCGAGAAGACGTTTGACATGATCAAACTCTTCTCTCATGCGGTTCTTGATTGACTCTGATACTTCTAAGTTTGACAGTTCTAATTCTACTGGACTGTCATCCTTATCAGTAACGATTGCCTCGTTTGTTACATCTTCAATAGCACTATCAACCTCAGGGTTAAGTGCCATTTCTCTATAACGGCGGATGAGATTGATTTCATCACGCTTCTTAGTATCATCAAGATCTACATAATGACCAAACCATCCCCCGTAAGGAGTGATGGTTGAACTTGCGTCATTATCTGTAGGTGGAACAGGGGACGTGGCTGCCCTCGCCCCCTTCTTGAGATCTTCATCTTTAATTGAAAATCCAAATAATTGCGCCATTCCAAATATAGAGTAACTGGACCGTTACTCTATTTATCATCTTAATTAACCTGCAGTTGTAGAACCAATGTTTCTAAGAGTGGTAAACTCACCCTTACCAACTTGGAAGTTCTTTTCACCAGCATCAAGATACTGATATTGGAACTCAACATCAAATTCTTCAATCTGATCGTTGCTATCATATGCAAGGTTGATTGCACCAACGCTAGTTGGCCAAGCACCGACGAGTTTGTATTCTCTCAGAACTTTGTTGTTACCACCATCTACTGCTGCTTGACCTTTAGATTCAGGATTCTTATCCAGTTGTCTAATAGTAATATCCTGGAAGTATTGAGCAAAAGAACCTTCAGAACCAAACTCATAAGTTCCCAGTGCCTCATCAGTTTTGTTACCGATGTTGATCCACTGCTCAAACGCCGCTCTCAGATCGAAA